ACATTGACGCCGAGCCGCTCCAGGGCATCGAGGAAGATCTCGATGGCGATCCGCGGGTGCGGGCCGTCGCTCTCGGCCCGGGTCGCCGCCATCAGCACCGGGAAGGCCGTCTCGAACAGGTAGGCGGCCAGTTCGACGCGGCCGGCGTAGGCGAACCGCGGCGGGCCCGGCTCCTCGGCCCGGATGTCATCGGCGCGGCCGAGCAGGCGGAACATCTCCACGCGCACCGGGTAGCCGAACTCATCCGGCGGCAGCGGGATGTTGGCCAGCGGGTAGGTGTCGTACCGGGCGAAGCTGACCTGCCCGGCCCGCCGGGCCAGCTTCACCGGCCAGCGGCGGGTGAACCAGGCCGGGGCATGGTCCTGCTTCAGGTGCTGCCACCAGCTGGCCGGGTACTCGATCGAGAAGGACTGGGTGTCGCTGAGCACCTGCGCGCCCAGCACGGCGCTGCTCAGCTCCAGCACCATGTCCCAGGCCGTCCGCTCGACTTCGAGCTTGGTGCGGCCCGCGGTGTAACTGCCGAGCCGGGATTTGTCCAGGTGACGGCGTATCGTCCCGACCCGCAGCTGATGCAGGAAGATGCTGTCCCGGCCCGGCAGCTGCCCGCTCATCCCAGGCCCGCCTCCCGGAACGGGTCGTCCATGGTGCTGAGCGACTCCCAGCCGGGGTTGGCCGCCTCCCAGATGTCCCGGGCCGTCACGCTGCGCGGCACCGACAGGGACGCGCACGGGCCCGGATGATGCTCGCGGACCTCGCACGGATGGTCGATCCAGTCGCCGGGCACCGGGATCCGGCAGCTGCGCTCGGGGTAGGCGGCCTTCTTCAATCGTCACCGGCCAGGGTGTCGAGGATAATCTCGCGTTCTAGTGTTTCATAGTCGGGAACGGGACTGTAGGCCGTGCGGCACCGGGGGCACAGCTTGTAGCTGAGGTTGTCCTCCAGCAGGACCTGGCAGCGCGAGCAGTGCGTCATCAGCTCGAAGTGCTCGCACGACTGGCGGTACACCTCAGGGGTCCACCAGGCCGGGCGCTCAGTCACCACCAGCCCAGGCCCTGACGGCACTTGCCGCACCTGTGGTACCACTCATCCTTCTTCTTGTCGTACTTGACCTTGGTCGGGTTGTGCGGCGGGCACGGCTGGCCGTAGTTCGTGCCGGGCCGGGGGACCGCGCCGCCGGGGCCCTTGTCGCCGCGCTTATGCCGGTCGCCCTTCTGCCGGGCCGGCTTGCCGCCCTTGGGGCAGCCGGTCATGTGCCCGCGGCCCTTGCCGCACTTGTCGCAGGCCACCCGGGGCCATCAGCTGTCGGAGGGCTGGTCCGGGACGGGCTCGATCTCGGCATCGTGCCACGGGCACAGGCAGCCATTGCCTGCGCTCTCGCCCTGGCAGAGGGTGTGCTCGTGCCGCTGCTGGTCATAGCTCAGCGTCGGCGAGCGCTGCGGCAGGTGGCTGCGGCAGCGCACCGACAGGTGCACCTCGGCCGCCTGCCTGCGCGCCTGCTCCAGCGCCTGCTCCAGGAGCCAGGCCCGCAGCTGCTGGCGCTCGGCCAGCGGCATGCCGGCCCGCATCTTCGGTCGGTCCAGCCCCGTCGTCTCGTCCGGCATGCCGCTGTCCTCCCTAGAAGTCGCCCGGCGCGGCGATCGCCTCGGTGACCATGATCTCCGGCTCCGCGCTGGTGTCGCCGCCGACCTGGCCGATGAACGTCTGCAGCTCGGGCTGGCCGAAGAACGCCTGGAAGGCCTCCGCGGACGTCCACTCGTCCACGATCAGGATGAAGCCGTCACCGACGCCGAAGCGGTGATGCAGGGCCCCGGCCATCCGGGCGTCGGCGGTAATCCGCTCGTAGTCGGCGGCCCGGTCGGTCAGGGACTTCTGGAATACCTCGGTGTCGCCCTCGACCGCGACGGTGATGAGTACTGGCATGCGTAACCTCTTCCTTGAGCTTGCGTATCAAGGAACCATAGCAGGATCTGCCACTGCTTCGCGCAGGATGCCGAGTTCGCTGTAGTCGGACGCGCCGTGGCCGGAGTGCCGGATCGTGATATGCCGGTCCAGCGGGTGCCACTTCCAGTCCGGGTGGGTGCGCTCGGGGATCCGGGGCACCAGGTGACCCGGGCTGGTGGCCAGGCCGCCGGGGTACCCCTTCGGCTCGTGGACGTAAGCGCCCTCCAGCTTCACGCTAGCGCCGGGCCGGAAGCGGACCTCGGCCTCATGATCGAAGCTCTGATGACGGCCGCTCCAGATCGGGTGGCCGCGGGGGAAGGCCTGCTCGTCATGGTGCTCGACGATGCCCTGCCAGACGACGTGCTTATGCCCCTCCGGAGCCCAGCCGGTGATGATCGGGTCCGGGCTCGCCGACCAGTGCATGCCCACCGAGCCGGCCGTCTCCGGGTCCTCGTCATTGCGCCGGATCTCGCCGCGCCAGACCCGGGTGCCGGGCTCCGGGTGCTTCGCCACCTCGAACATCTGGCGGCTGTGCTCGCGGTGGTCCCCGGTGTCAAAGGCGTGCTGCTGGGCCGGGGGCAGGCTGCCCGGGGTGATGACGGCGGTCGGGTGCCGCCATTCGTCGTCGAAGGCCTCCTGCTTGCTCTTCATCCAGCTAGCCGGCAGCACGTCGGACGGCTTGAACGAGGACGGGAAGTAGCCGCCCGCGAAGTGCTCGGGCGTCACCTTCGGCTCGCCCGGCACCGGCTTGGCGTGCGCGTGCTCCCGGCTGGTCTTCAGGCCCCAGACCGGCACCATCTCATGGCCCGCGCGCTCGGCCGATTCCAGCCGGTGGTGCCCCTCGCCGATGTGCATCTTGCGGGTCCAGGGGTTGTACTCCAGCAAGACGGGCTCGTGCATGCCGTGCTCGGCGACGGATGAGTCCATCTCGTCCCAGCGCTGCCGGTTGTACCGGTCGGGGAAGGTGTGCCCGGTCGGCAGGTAGGTGCTCTGGCCGGTCTCGCGGTCGTGATGAAACTCCATGTACGGCCGGAGCCTCTCCCGGCGCACCCACTCGACCTGGCTGCCGCCGGACTGCATGCCGTGGGCGTAGTCCGGCGTATCGGGGTGCAGCACCGCGGTCTTCGGCGTGCGGAAGTCCTTCACCAGCACCGGGACCGGCTTGTCATACCCGGCCTGGTTCAGCGCGAAGGTCCGGTGGTGGCCGTTCCACAGCCAGGAGTTCTCGTCGTCATGGACCAGGGTGATCGGGAAGCTGGGCGGGTAGCCATGCGTGTCGCCGCTCATCCCGCCGTGCAGGGACGGCTTGTACCCCTTCTGGCGGATATTCTCGGCCAGCTCGCTGATGTGGCGCTTCCCGGCGGGATCCTGCATCCGCCAGGCTTCCCGCTGCGCGTAAGGCAGCAGGTCGCGCGGGTGGATGCGCTCCACGTGCTGGCGGTAGAGGGCCGCCGCGGTCTTCGGGCCGCGCGAGCGGCGCACCGACTCCCAGGATTTGGCGAAGCCCGGATGCAGGTCGCCGCTGTCGCGCAGGTCCTCGATCTCGCCGGCGGTGTGCCAGCCGACGCCCGCGGTCTCGTGCTGGGTCTCACCGCGCCCGCCGGGCATGAAGTGCTCTTTGGCGTCGGCGACCACGGTGTGATATTTCCAGTCGCCGCAGTCGGTCGAGGTGACGGTGTGGTGGTGGGTGACGTGCCGCGGGATCGAGCCCATCTCCTCGCGCGCCTCGCGCCAGGCACCGGCCTCCGGGCTCTCGTGCTTGCCGATCGCGCCGCCGGGGATCGACCAGGTGTCAGGCTCGTTGACGTACGGGCTCCGCTTCTGCAGCAGGTACCGGTGCTGGCCGTCCTCGCCCTTGTGCCGGATCAGCAGGCCGGCCGCGCCGTAGGCACCCCAGTGCTCATGACCCCGGGCGCAGGTGACATGCCGGTCGCCGCTGGATGAGGCCATATCAATGATCTTAGCCTGGCGAGGGTATCCCTTGCCGGTGCCCGGCTGGTTCCACCAGGGGTTCGGGTCCTCCGGCGAGGCACCGCGCTCATGGAGCGTGATCACCCGCAGCGGGTGCCGGGTCCGGTGGCCCATGCCGTCCGGGTCCGGCTCGACCGGCCCGGTCGGCTCCACCCGGTAGATGCTGTACGTCTTCGCCTTGTTGCGGACAGCGGCCAGCCCGCCGAAGGTCCGCGCCACCGAGTCCGACGCCGCCAGGTAGACGTGCTCCTTGCTGGACACGTCATGGCCCTTGTGGCCGGGCTCGATCAGGTTGCCGGGGCTGAGCCGGGCCGCGGTGCCGTGGTAGTAGGGGCCGTCGTAGGCCGGGGCCGAGGCCTTGACCCGGATCGGCTGCGGGAAGTCGTGCCGGGTCCAGGGCGCGTCCTTCGCGTTCACCGACCAGGAGACGCCGGTCACGGTCACCGGGGCGCGGTTCCGCAGCGGGACCTCACGCTCGCCGTGGGTGGTCGGCAGGATGTCGTGCTGCATCTTGGTCCGCGGCGAGGTGATCATGTGCGAGGCCTTCGGCGGTGCCGCGTGGAAGACGACCCGGGTCACCCCGGGGTCCTGGTGGAACTCATGCCAGGGGTGCTCGGCCGAGTGCTCGTAGTGCGTGGCGAAGCCCTGGGCGGTCTTCTCGCTGGTCGACCAGTGCTTCCCGACGCCGCCGCCGCCCCACTTGTCCTTTTCCAGCCGCGGGCCCAGGTGCTGCATCAGGTGCGCGGCCCGCTCCCGCGCCGGGATGGCCTCGTCGTGGATGACCTGGTGGACCTGGGGATGGTACTGCGCGGTCCAGATAGAGACGCCGCGGTGGATCTCGCCTTCCGGCGGCGCGGTGTTGTCGTCCCCGTATTCCGACGGCATGGCCAGGCTGGCGGTCGTGCCCTGCCCCGGGTGGTGCATGTAGTGCTCGGGCAGGAACTCCGACGGGCTGATGTCAGCCGGGATGTGGTTGCCGTGCCGCTCCTTGACCTCGGGGCCCTTGGACGGGCCGGGCAGCTTGTACGCGCGCCGGTCCGGGATCCAGCTGTGCCGGTGCCCGGCCACCGGGACCGCCTCGTGCCCGGCCTCGGCCGCCCAGGCCAGCCGGCTGTTGCCCTCGGGCAGGTAGGCGTAGTTCGACTTGGGGTCCCAGTTCACGTGGATCGGCTGGCGGATGCCCTCGTCCTTCACGGACTGGACGTTGGCCGCCCACTCCTCGGGGGTGTGCCGCGGGGCCATCTGCTCGCCCTCGGGGCTGCGCGAGAAGCCGGGCCCGTGGATCCACTCGCGGTGCTTCATCAGCGCGTCGGTGCGGACCCATTCGACCCTGGCACCCTCCTGCCGGCTGCTCATGTCCGACAGGTCGCCGCCGGGCAGCACCGCGGTCGTCTCCTTGACGCGCTTGCGCTTCTTCTCGTGCGGGAAGCCCGGCCAGCCCTGGCTCCAGTCCTCGCTCTCCCGCTCGTCCGGCTCGTCCGGCTCCTTGTCGAACTCCGACTTCGGCCAGAACCTAGCCTCGCGGTGCTCACGGTGACCGGGGTAGGCACCGCCGTGCCCGGCGTGGAAAGCGCCCACCCGGTCGTACATCGGCTTGTCCTCGTTCAGCTCCGAGGCGTACCCGTGGCGGCCGTGCTCGAAGTTCTCGTCCTTGCCCCAGTACCGGGGCTCGACCGGGTGATGCTCGACCTCATGCGGCTCCGGCTCGGTCTGCGGCGGGGCGATGTGCTCGACGTGCGTGGTCTCGATCTGGGACGGCCGGGTGGCGATCGCCGAGATGTGCCGGACGTCCTGGTAGGTGTGATCGGCGAACTCCTTGTCCCATTCGCCGTCGTGGCCGCCCTGGCCGGGGCCCTCGACCTCGTTGCCGTAGGTGATGCCGTGGTGGCCCTGGCGGATCAGGTCGTCGGTGAAGCCGTGCAGGATCTGGGGCAGCTTCGGGTGCCACTGCAGGGTGCGCTGGGCTTGCTCGGCCAGCCGGTGGAAACCCCGGTTCTGCTCGTACGAGCCCGTCGGGTCATAGTGCGGCTCGGCGTGCCAGTCCCGGTGCGTGCCCTCGGTGTCGGAGTACTGCCAGGCCATGTCCTTGTTCAGCTTGTCGTTATGCCAGTCCGGGGAGTTGTCGTCCGCCCAGCGGGCCACCGCGATGTTGAGGTGCTTCTCGGTCGGGAAGTGCGCCGGGTCCCGCATGTGCAGCCGGGCGTGCACCAGGGCCGAGCCGACCCCGGGGCTGCCCCCGCCGACCCGGGACGGGTAGACGCCCTTGGCGAACCGGTGCGCCACCCGGTGCAGCGGGCTGAAGTGGGTGCCGAGCAGCTTGTTCGGCTGCGGCCAGCCGCGGCCGGACTCCCCGCCGCGCTGGTCCTCCAGCGGGCGGCCGGGCCGCAGGTCCGGATCCGAGCCCCGGGTGCCGTGGAACCAGGTGTGGCTGAACTCCGGGTTGCCGCCGAACCGCTCCGTGCCGTGATAGGGATTCGCGAACGCCTCGGGGACGGCCGGGTCGCCGACCGCGGCGAAGTGCGCCAGCAGGTCCTCCTGCGGCCCCGGGTGCCAGGCGGCGAAGTACGCCAGCAGCCCGGCGGTCTTCGGCTCGTCGAGGCGCTCCAGGTGGGCGGCCGAGGGGACCACCGCGGAAATGGATCCCTCGTCCTCGCTGACGTTGCGGTAGAAGTAGCCGCTCTTGGCCCGGCCCCGCTTGAGCTGGCCCGCCATCAGGCCGTTGGCCTTGAAGTCCTCGTGCGGGGTGTCCGGGGTGTTAGTCATCGGTCCCCGCAAGCGCACCGGGAAGATGTGCGGCCGGGCGTCGTCTGCGATCTTGTCCCCGTTGCCGTGCCTGGCGTACAAGTGAATGTCAGGGTCGCCGCCCTCGCTGGCAGCACGGGCAGCCCTGTACGAGGCTCCGGAGCCGGGACTTCCCTGCGGGCCGCCCCAGTTCGACCGCAGCGGAGTAGGCCCGTATTCACGCGTGCCGTCCCATTCCCCCTCGGCCGGCGCACCGATCCTGGCTTCCAGCGCCTGCTTAGCAGCTTCCCGCGTGCCGATGTGGATGCCAGTCCTGCCGGCGTGCCAATGCCGCACGTCCGGGGTGCCGTGGTACCACTCGCGGTCGCCGGCTTCGGGCCCGCCGAAGTGCGCCATCAGGTCAGGCACGGGCGGGCTCCTGACCGGAGAAAGTGGGCCAGGACGTCCGGAGACGCCCCGGCCGCTTCCCTTACCTGCCCTGCCGAGCCGGGCCAATCCGGGACGAGCGCTACCGAGCCGTGCTCTGCCATGACTGCGCTGCCCCGCCGAATCCCGCCTTGAGCGACCACGCCCAGCCGAGACTGCGTTGTCAGGCCATGACCGAGGGCAAGGGGACCATGATAGACGCCGTTCTGGTGGTTGTACTTCAGCGCCTTCAGCTTCTCGACCAGGCCGCCGTGTGCCTGGTCCAAGGCCTTTTCCAGCACGTTGCCGGTGCCCTGCCAGCCCAGGCCGGTCTCCGTGAAATCCTGTTTACGCCCCTCGTGGATATAGTCCCACAACCTGCTGGCCTCCTGAGTTTTAAACGGCTCAGGCAACCGCAGAATCGCCCGGACCTGGCTGATCAGGCCCCGGGCCTCCTGAAACACCGCCGGGCCCTGCGGAAACTGCTCCGGCGACCAGTCCGGCAGGTCCGGCGGCTTCACCGCCCACTCGTCATTGGTCAGGTCGTAGGCCGCGTAGGGCTTGATCACCCGGATGTCGAGTGCCGCGTGGTTCACGTAGCCGGTGAGGTGGTAATCGCCGCCGGGATCGAACGGCGGATGCCAGTGCTCGTCATTGAAGCGCGTCTGCAGGATGCCGTTCAGGTGCCGGTCGATCTCCGCGTCGGTCATGCCCGCCAGGGCCGGGGCCTCCTGGCGGGCGTAGCTGTAGGCCACGCCGAGCAGGACATCCAGGTCGTTGTTGCCCTGCAGCTCCGGGCTCGTCCACCGGGAGGCCTCAGAGCCCGCCAGGTAGACCCGGGTCACCGCGTCCCAGTCCTCGCCCAGCACAGGCTCCAGGACGCCCTGGAGCCGCTCCAGCAGGCCCTGGCGGACCTCCGGCTTCAGCTCCTCGCCCGCGGTGAACAGCCGGTGGTCCAGGCCGTAGGTGGGGCCGAAGATCCGCTCGGTGGGCGTGAAGACGGCCGTATGCCGGCTCTCCCTGCGCTCGCGGCAGGCGTCGGTGTCGGCGCACTCCATCGCCAGGCCCATGACGGGGG